AAAGAAAAAACGAATTGTACAAACACAATATAATAAATTATTAATATACAAACAGTTACACAAACAAAAATAAAAACAAATTGTACATCTGCTTTAATTTAGGTTTAATTTTTGGCCGCAAAGAGTGCACGTATAAGGCAGTTACTTCAATAACCGTTTAATAACTGTTTAAATACCACCTAAACGCCGACTGAACAACGGATATACAAATTTACAAACGGACAAGTATGGCCACAAATAAGGGGCTTTTTTTATGCCCGGATGTGAGAGCACCTGCACAACGAAAAAACGATAAAAACAGCATTGCAGGGACAAATGGGGGGACAAATGGGTAGTACAAAAACACGAAAAAACGAACGAATAAACACCCCCTTAACGACCAAAATACAGTTAAAAAGTGCCGTTTTTATGTTATAACTACCCCCTTAATGCACTAAATAAGGTTAATGAAAACACAATAAGTACCATAATTACAGTGCTTTATGTCCTAATTAAGCTCAATTAGTGCTTGTCTGGGCAAAAAAACAAGGATAAAACAAAAAAAAGGTGAGTTTATTTATGCGCCGGTTCGGCAGCAATGGAAGTGCTTAATTTCTGCGGAGTATCTGTATAAGGAATAGCATCATAAAATTTGCCCCGCGACTGCTTTAAATCCTCGTTTTCTTTCTTTAAAAGTGCATTTTCGACCGCTAAAGCTTCGTATCTATCCAAAATGAACCCCATAGAACTATTATCTATCACCTTTATTGAAGTCTCATCCTCTTTTTGATCATCCTTTATCATTAATCCATTTCCGGTAAATAACCAATCGGAGTTAAGTCTGTATTTTATCACAGAATTCTGTATCACTTTTGTTCCCGCGATTGACCTTCCATGAGTAATTTCAGTGATTAAAGAGCTACTAACACCCGTATTTTCAGAAAATTCTTTACCTGATTTCACAATATTCTGTGAAATCAGGTAATTGTAAAACTCTATAAATCTACTGTTTAATTCATTCATAAAAAATAAATACAAAATAATGTATAATATATTTGGAAAATACAGAATACTGTATTAGTTTTGCAGCATTGTTTCAATATGAAAAATAACACCGCAAACATAAACAAAGTTTATTTATAAAAAAAACACATGATGGAAAGAAAGTTAATAAGAGTTAAACACTCGGTAAGGTTGAAATTGATGAGAATTCATAACTGCACGTACCCAACCGTAAGGAAAGCTCTGAAATATGAATGTGACAGTGAGCTATCGCAAAGATTGAGAATATCGGCTATTGAACAAGGAGGAGAGATATTTACACTTAATAAATAATACAAAAATGAAAACACTACTTTATTATGCTTTTGACCGGCTGCTGTCGGATCCGCTGAATAAGCGGATGTGTAGCTGGGGACTGGCACTTTGTGCTGCCCTATTTTTCGGAAATCTAATTATTCACTATTTAATACTGAACTTATGAAACCACAGGTAAAAGCTCCAATACGGAATGAGTGGATAGAATTTAATATATACCCGGAACAAAACACAGTAAATGCTTTAGCAAAAGCACGAATAAATGGGAAAAACGAGGTTGAGGTTAAACTTTTATTCCACGCTAATCCGGGCCAATACGATTCATTTATAGGCGATGCGCGTACCGAAGCTAAAAACATTTTTTCAAAAAGGTATAAAATACCCTCTTAATTTTTGCAATGACAACCGCGAAAGAGCGGAGACCTTCGGAGAGACGAATACCGGTTAATGGGCGAAACTATTCTCCGGAACAATACCCCCAACGACGACGAGACGTCTTGAAGTAGAGCGAAGATAGCGCAGGTATATCCCACTATAAGGAGGGTGACGATCAGGAACAGACTGGTTGACTCTATCTGAACAGGTAATGCGAAAAAAGACTGGCAAAGTGAAAGAGCTTGGCGACTCGGAGAGACGAGTAATTTTTAAAAACATTTAATTATCAACGATATGGAATACTTTAATAATACGCTTGCCGTGCAGGTAAACTGGCTAATCGATCAGGATATAATGTCGAAAGACAATTATAAAAAGTTAGTTATTAGAGATCGTATCAATGTGGTTAGACGCGGTTGCCGGAATACACCGGCGTTGGTGGCTTATGACAGTATGTCGGAGCGGTTTAAAAGTGAAATATCCAAACGCGTGGGCGGGGATCCTTACAAACAGGCTCAGATAAACCAGTTGGAGATCCGGATTGAGGCAAATGTAAACACCAGCGAATTTTTTGATAATTATAAACTGACAGACGGAAGAAACTTACCAAAAGAAACCCGCCGGGAATATTACGCTAACGCGATAGTACTTGACGCGATTCATACCCTAAATAATGATAAACGTGCGAAACATTCGGACGAAGGCGGAAAAGACCCACCCTCACCTGTAAAATCGTCAATAAGAGGTAATGTCCCTAAATTTACATTTGTTCTTGGTGCGTATCGGATAGTTGCAAGCGAAGGAATTGGGCTTTTCCCAATTTGTAATTTCTGCAATTCCTTTTCGTTGCTTAATTCAATTGTACCGTCTTCGTATATTTTAAACGGTGCATCGTCCATTTCAGAAATTATCTCTCCGAACCAAAGGCGAATATCGTTATCAGCAGTTTCACCGCCATTCATCCCGCCGACAACGACGCCGTCTCTATTTTTTACGGCAAGAATGTTGCCTATTGCAAGACCGCCATAAACATCCAGTGTGCTTTTTAGGGCATCAGCTAAATACTGTGTTGAGGGCTTCCATGAGGTTGCTTTGTTGCCTATCTGTAATGATAGGTTAGTAATATATCCGTTAGCATTGTGCGTTGCATCCCCGTAAATACTTAGCCCTAACGATTTTATCGGAGTTACAGACGTTAATTTCATTGTATAGCGTTTCCACGTTCTATAAAAATTATTGTCAACGCAAGTCATTTCTTGACTTACACCACTAAAATAAATCACCAAATTACTATCATTATAATACTGATAATAATCTATTGAAAAGACCAATTCAAAAACTGATAATTTATCAAACATACTTGACAAATCCCGGTAAAGAAACGCATCCGTATAAGCACCAACACCATCAAAAAAAGCTATTGGAGTATTTGTGTCAACAAAACTTGGTAGAATTTTTGTTGCTCCATTTGTTCCGCCTCTCGTCCATCCGGCAAATTGATCGGCAAAATTTGAGTTTTCAATTAAGTTTGCACCACCAACAACCGTGTCGTCAAGTGCTGAGTCGTCGGTATATTTCGTTGCTAATACCCAATGTGCAGGTTCATAAATTCCTGTTAATTTCTCGGTAATACATTTTTTTAAATCCCCCGATGCGGAAGTTAAAGATGTCAACCATAAATCGCCCACTTTATAAGGAGTTGTAGGTTGAGTTGTGAAAACGGTGCGTTTTCCATCGGCTGTGTCCTGTGCATTTCCTGCCGCTATTAATGCTTGTTGAGTTGCTGTGTCGGCAATAACTCCCCAATCCCATACACCACCTACCTGTTGCCAACGCCAACATCCGCCTGTATTCGTATTTGTATAGGTATCGTTCGAATGTTGAAGTTTGAGCGCAGGTGTAGTCCAACCAACGGCAGGAGTATTATTAATTGTCGGGTCAACTTGATAGAACCATGATATTAGCTGTCCGTCAATTTGTCCTTGCAGGTCAGCTCTTATGTCTTCTATATATTCTTCATTATTCGCTACTATAGCTGCTTGCGCTCTTGCATCTTTAATGGCAGTATCAGCGGCAATAAATCGGGTTGACAATAAGACTAAAGCGTTTGAATATAATGTGAATTTAGCCGTTACGTCTGCGGATTCTGTCGGTGTTGTTTTTCCGTCGGCAATTGCTGTATTGATGGAATTAATAAGGTTTGTATGAGCTGAATTATAGGCAGATTTAGCAGATAATAAATTTGATTTTGCTAAACCTAAAAGATTGGCATCACCATAAACTATGGTATATTGATTGTCAATATCCGCCTTTTCTGTGGTTATGGTATTTATGTATTTTGCTATTGATTTTGCTTCGGATGTTTCAATTAATCCATCTTTGAAATCGCCATTTACTTCTGTCTGAAAATTAGATAAAGTTCCAGAAAGGTCAGATAAATCACCTGCGACCGCTGTTATTGCAGCATCAATGTCTTCGGGTGCCGGCGACCAATCCGTTGCTTTGTTCCCAATTTCAATTTTTAGTTTATCAAAGTCAATGTTTCCGCCATCGACGCCATAAGTTGCCGAAAGGTAAAAATGTCCTTCTGTCTCAACGCCTGATCCCCATTTGATTTTGAATATATATTGTTGCCATCCCGAAGTAATTGCTGAGTTCTTTATTGCTGTTACTATTGCAGGTGCTATATCCCAGCCTAAAAATAACTGAAATGGGGCAGGGGAAGCCCCTTTCGCCCAAAAACTAATCACATATTCTGTGTTCGGTTTCCAGTTCTCAACAAGACGCCCGTAGATTCCAACTGGTGCTGGGTGGTCGTCATCCCAGTTTATCTGTTGATAAGAGCCATTATCAACCCCGCCCGATGTAATAACCGTAGCGGTTGCGGGGTCGAGTCCAGTTCTGTTATCGTAAATTTCAAAACCTTCTGCAATGGTCGTTCCTTTCGTAAAATCGCTGTTTTGAACTAAATTTCGCCCGCCAACCTGAACTTTATTGATGGCATCATCTATTCCAGCGCCAACTTCAATATAATCATCGCCGGATTTAAACTTAATATTCCCTCCAATTACGGATGTGTCGAGATTAAAGTAAGTAGATCCGTCGTTAGATTGAATGGCTCCGGTTACAACTTGTTTGCCGGTAATCTGTGTAAATCCGTAGGTAGTTTGCAGGGTTCTTACTCCGGAAACTACCGAACTGAGTACTCCAACCAGGAAGTAATAATATGCGGGATCTGAATCATAGGCCAAGGCAGAGGCGGAGGTATAATATACTCCTGTTCCGGCAGACCGGCTGCATTTGGCATACAGATAATAAGGTGTTGAATCGCCGGTTAGTGTTGGCGCGTAATCCGGAAGCGTCCACGTGCCGGGAGTTTCGGTTGGGATGGTCTTATGGATTAAAGAACCGGGTGTGGCATAGAACTTATTCTTATCGTTCTGGTAGTTGGGCGTGAAAAGCGTGCCGGTTATATCAAACTGTCCCTGCACATTTCCAATAAACAACATATCACTGCGCAGGGTATCTATCATGGTAGACAGTTCCTGAACATTGCGCCAGTTGCGCCCAAACTGCTGACTAACCCCTTTGTTTATTTCCGTAATCCCTTCGGTATTTGCCGCAATATCGGCGGCTAAGCGGGTAAGCGTACTTTGACTCACGGTATCGGACAGATCAATCTTAATATTCCACGGGTCGATCACGCCTTTTTGAACTTTTACAACGCGCAGTTGCGTATTAATTGCGATATCGGTATCGTTAACTGTCACCATATTTCCAGGGAAAACGTCCACTGAATTTATTTTGGCATAAATTTCGGAGAAAGTAACCAAATAAGACACTTTCGGATGCGAGTTTTCATCCAAATATTCCTGGGCTTTGGTTTGCAGTTCCGCTTCGGCAGCAATAACATACTCATCCGGCATAATAATATCCAGCAGTATATATTTGTTGCCAACGGCGGGAACCAGCAAGCCGTCAGGAATTTTAAACCCTTTGTCGTCATTGTTTACAATGACGACAAATGTTTTTGTACTATTATTGAATGAGGCAATTTCCAGATCGTAACCGGCACAATCGCCGGTAAGAAAACGAAGCTTTGCCGGAGTTCCCGGCATCAGGCAGTCATTCAGGTAAAAGTCCAAATTTGAATCGGAAAACGTAAAGATATCTCCTCCAATGGATGTCACAGCTCCGGCAGAACCGGCCCCAAGGCGCGGGTACACATCCTCGAAAGTTTGCTGACCTTCGATAACTCCGTACAGGTTTACATTTGCTTCGAGATACGGCACATTGTCGGGCAATAAAAGCCTTGCGGATCCACTGCGGTAATTGGAGGCGATATTACGCGTAGATCCAAATGGGTATAATCGTGTTATAACACTCGAACTGTCGATTGTTTTACGTTCAATGTCGTAAAGTGTTGAGGCATATTCAAGCGTAAGATTTGAAACGCTACTAATTTCAATCAGGTTTAGCGTAGTTCCGGAGGCGCTGTATTCGGTTTTAAAAGCCGTTGCTAATTTTTGCAGCACAGCATAGCAGCTTTCGTTTGAAAATGAAAGTGTTTGCACGTCGGCTGTCAGAACCGAGCCTACGCTCCAAACGACGGAACCGGCCACCCTGTTAAGGTTTGCCACTAATAACGTCATAAAGGTAAGCGGAGTACCTGTAAGCGGGAACTCGGCCTGTGGAGGTGTAGACGTGTTGTCGAAAAGCATATAACCGGCTTTCAGCAAGTCGTAAATCGGCGACTGAAAGACGGCGTTATACTGGAAAAAATGCGTGCTTATTTTCTTAACCGCTGGAAGCTGGTTAAGCGTGTGTTTGATTCCATTATACGTAATGTAATCGCCCACCTGAAGCGCGGTAAACATTGCCTGTTCCCAAACAAGCGTTACTGTTTCGTCGCCCATAATGGCGCGCAGATAGGTTGAAGCCTGTTGAGGTTTTACGGTTAGAACGGTCGTTGATCCACGTTTTATTAAAATATTCATGTAATTTCAGTTAAATATGCGTTTAAATAGAAAAAAAACAGCGTTTAAAGAACAATTAATAAAAACAGGTTGTATCTTTGTGCCCGGAGAGACGTCAGTACGTCACTCCCCCTAAAAAGGAGCAGCTGATTTATTTCGGTTACTCCTTTTGATTTTTATTGAAAACAGATCGGAGTTTTTCAGCATCATATCTTTTTAATTCTCCATTATTCAGTTTTATAATTATTGTTTCGATACTTTTAGCCCTTCCGTTCTGAAGTGCAGCTTTTAATCCAACCCAGATATCATACATCTCATAGTCCTGATTTAGGAAAATATATACCTCAGATACTTTTTGTTTTGCGGCTTCTTTTACGCTGTTTTGAATAGCGTTTTTGGCAATTAGCGTTACCGGTATTTTGGCATCCGATAATTTACCTGTTTCGATATTAAGTGCATCCGGATTTTTGACACCATGTTCGTTGACAATGTTTAATAGCTTATATTTATCACCATATTCTTTTGCAAGTAAAGTATATGCCTTAATATTTTTATTAATTTCAACGGGGCTTTGATTAAAGTTTTCAGGAATTTGGAGTAAACCGCCACTTTTAAATTTTTTCTCAATTAATTTGTCAATATTTGCTTCCTGGTTCTGCATCCACTCCTTGGCAATAACAACTATTTCTTTCTTAATATTATCATCGCAGTTCTTGACATACGGATGCTCTGCCATGTTTACGATTTCGGCAGTTTTAGCCGGATTGTTGGCGAACAGCGGGTTTATAGTCAATGTATCCTCATCGGGAGGCTCTACAATTTCGGCGTCGGTATTGCGCACCGAGCACTCGCAACCCCATGCTGAAGGCGGAAGGTGTGTGTCCCACCAGGGATCATTAATCGGAAGGATAGTTCCTACCCAGTTGGCGTGCTCCTCACGCGGTGTGGCTGCCGTTGTTTCCATGTATTCCATGTTCGGGTACAGATCGGCAGTTTCCAAGAAACTCTTTACTTTGGCCGCCATACGGGCCGACCGAACGGCCTGATTGTATTCCGTTTTCAGCCAGTTCTCGTTGTAGTCGGAATTAATCGACGTACCGAGTACCGATTTTCGGAAATTATCATAGGATTTCAAATTACCATCGGAGTCCAATAGCTGAGCAGCTATTTCATTGCCCTGGGCATGTGATTTGAAAGCGGCAAAAACGGAAGCGTTGGTTTTAAACTCATCGATAAACGGTTGATAGGCTTTCCCAAATTCCACACCCATTTTACCGAATTCCGAATCAATGGCTTGTTGGTATGACGAGTTTGAAATATCAAACAGTGATTTGGATACAAGCGGCATATCTTTCGGATCCACGCCATATTGTTTGTAAATATTGTTTAAAGCGGTATTAAAAAGCTGGTCAATGTTGATGCCCGCCGTATAACTCGTCGAGTTGTCGGCTAAATTCAGATTTTTTGCCCGGCTCCTCGTTGTCCGGGCGACTGCGAAAAAATTGAACACCCTTTCAAACCAGCTCCGGTCTTCGTCAGAGAGTTTTACATCCGGTTTCTTAGTTTCTTTAGGCGAAGGCTTAGGCGAAGGCTCAGGTGGTGTGGGTGCGTTTGGGTCAGCCGGTTTATTTGGATCCGCAATTGGAGGATTAATAATCGGAGCCGGAGGAGCTGCTTTTTTAGCCAGTTTCTCACCTTCTTTGGCCATTGGAACTCCATATTTATTATGCACGAATTCAGCAGGAATGTCAATAATATCGCAAAGAGTTGACAGTTCGTCGATAGTGATATCGGTAGTCGTTTTTGGGAAAACGAATTTACCGCCGGCAACCGGGTAACCGCGTTTGATCAACAGCGGAACCAGGTGTTTGTTCAACATGCGTTGAACGTAACGTTTCAGGGCTTTTCCTTTTTTTGTATTTGTTTCCTGGTGAACTTTCGATTGAGACAAAGAAGAGCCGGAAAGCGTTGTCATTGTTTCGCCCTGAATGGCAATGAGTATCTCCTCGTTGCAGGCATCTTTCAGCGCCTTGTATAAATTGCTGGATCCGGACGTTGTGTTTTGAACTACTTCTACCTCCGATTCTTTTGGTACGGCTGCCACCGGCTTACCCCCAATCTGACTTAACGCTTCAAAAAGTTGATCACGCGCATTGGGGTCGGTAGAATTGTACTTACCCAACAAAAAAGGCATTCCAAAAATTTCGGAAAATTGCGCCCAGTCTCCAAAGTTCCCTCGCTTGTAAATCACATATTGTGCAGCCCTGAAAATAAGTCCTAAATCATCATCCTTACCCACTTCAAAAATAAACTCATCTTTGCTGTAATCGTAACCATTCGTATCACCTTCTTTGGCAGCAATAAATTTAATGCGCTCCGACAGCGGTTTATCCATGTTTCGGATAATGCAGTTTTTTCGTGGATAGGAATAAACACTGAAAGCCGGTGCAAATCCGCATTCGATGACCGATCGTCCGTAAACCTTTGATAAGGCTATTTCTTTCATCAACTCCTCAAATTCGGGTGTGTCCATCAGGTCGTTGATGACATCAACCGTTTTACTGTCGATTTGAAAGGCTATTTCGGCGCCGGTAACTTCTTCCACCAGTTTATCAATGGCATCAGCCAGAACACCATCGGATAACAGGTTCTCGCAAAGATTGTAATAGGCGGCGCGACTGCCGTTTTTGAATGAATTAATCGCGTTGCTCCATGTCGATATATCTGCAGTTTCAATGCGCGCCGGACGAACGACAAGCGTTTGCATAATAGTTTTTGTACCGGGGCTTTCGAGCGACTTGTCGAAACCTATTGGATTTGTCTTTTTAGCCATGATTATACGTGATTAGTGCGTTTTGGATTACTCGTTACTTTATAGGGTAGATTATCGGCTGTGCCGCTTTCGTCGAGCTTAGCGGGCAGGTCGGGAACTGCGTTTCCTTTTTGAACAGATACGAGCCACGATATAGCACGATCGTAGCGTTTCTCCCGCAGATCTATATCGGTATTTACATTGCAGATATTGATAAAATGCCACACGGCTATATCTTTAATGAAAATGATAAGCAACGCGTTGCGCTGCGTTCCGGTTTTAGCCAGTTCGGCAGCCATATCAAAAGCCGACAGGTAACCTTTGGCTTCTACCATTGCGCCATCGATAGCAGCTTGCAACATCGTTTCATCGCCATCGCTGATAGCTTCTATTTGCTCTACACCCAAATGGGTGGTTATTTCTTCGGGAGTTATGTACATAATAGTTTGTATTTTTTGGGGACAATGGAGACGTTTGGGACAATGTTATAATTTACGATTTGAAAAATGCGGGTGCGTATTCACACCGGTTTGCGTATCATAAAAACAGTTTTTTGATAATATGCCGGTTTCTTCGTGTTTAGAAATAACTCGCTGGTTTTTCATTCGGGTAATATCCTCATGACACCATATCCGGTATTCGTCGAAAAGATATACCCGGTAACGTTTACCATTGTTATATTTTGATAATTGGTTTGCCTCCCGGCAAGCTTTTTTAAAATATCGGAACCCTGTAAGACGGTTCATCCTGCGAATCTTTCGCCGATAATTCATCAGCCGAAAGAAATTAATAAGTTTTTTCATTTT